TTAGAAGCGTTCTAAAATTTCTATTATTTTTTCATCTTCTTGTTTTTCAGTTTCTTCTAATAAATGACTGTATATTGAAAGGGTAGTATTAATTGAAGTATGTCCTAATCTCTTACTTATATAATAAATAGATACGCCTTCATGTATTAACATAGAACAGTGTGTATGTCTTATAGAATGTAATGTGCGATTACCGATTTTATTTTTTAAACAAAAATTTTTATAAACTTTTGTAACAGACGCATTAGTTATCAGACCTACGCCAGTATGGAATATATAGTTATTAGAATTCATTTCACGTTCTTGTAGAAAATTATTGATAAATGTCATATCCTTATTAGAAATTGGTATAGTTCTAGGTGCAGCATCAGTTTTTGTACCTGGTAAATGTATTTTATTATCTTCTTGTTTTAAATGAGAATATTTGAGGTTTTGAACTTCAGAGAATCTACCGCCTGTAATAATTAAAATGTATAAGAATAGGTGGGATAATTCCTTTTTGTTAGAAACATATTGTTTTAATTCATTTAGTTGTGTAATTGTAATATACTTTTCTTCTTCTAATTTAGCTGATTTAATACCTTTGGGTTTTGCACCAATAGTAGGGTCTCTATAAATTAAACCTTCTAATAATGCATCCTTAATAACTATACGTAGGTTATAATGTAATTTCTGAACACTATTTGTGGTTCTTCCTTCATTTTTAATTTGAGTTCTTCCGTCTCTTGTAGTATTTAAGTATTTACCTTCACCGTATTCTTTCAATAATTCCCTATATTTTAATTGTGTTAATTTATTGAGAGGTAGGTCTCCAAATTTTTCTTCAAACACTTGAATAGAAGCTAAATATCTATTATATGTTTTGTCAGATACTTGACCTTCAATATTAATTTTTACCCAATCGTGATAATATTTTGTGAAGGGGAGTTGATCGTTCACTTTGTATCCTTTAAATAATAAGTTATATCTTTCATTGCCTGCTTGAATTGCTTCTTTTTTAGTTTTAAATCCACCTTTTCTATATCTTTTTCCTTCATAACCAAAATCGTACTGCCATTTATTATTTCTTTTTATAGTTTTCATTACTACCAACTCCTTTAGTTTTAATTACTGTATGAATTAATACCTACTAAACGGTTAGTTTTAGTTCTGTTTGCTAATAATTCCATTCTTAAATATGCGTCTTCATACGATACATTAAAATATTGCATTACTTGATCTACTGTCCATAGTTTATTATCAACTATTATTCTCTCGGGCATTCTCATGAGAAGGGAGAAGGTTTCAGCTTCTGCTTCCTGTTTTTCGTTGAACATAGGATGAGAACACCTTTGATTTGTATAATGTAGATACATATGACCAAGTTCATGAGTGAACGATTTCCACATATTTATTTTTGTATCTTTTTTAATGCTTATAATATCTTTGTTTCTTTTTTTCATATATAAACTTGTAACGTCGTTATAATGTATTAATATTCCGTACGCTGTACTCAAATAATCAATGTTTAAATCATATTTATCAAATACTACATTTTCTGTTATGTCATTTACTATTTCTGCTATTTTCAAGAAAAACTCCCCTTATTTAAAGAACGTATGTTCGGTTTTAATTTGTAATAAAAGCTGGCCATTTTTAGTGGTCAGCTAAATTTAATTATTTTCTAATTTGTTCACTCAAAAAAAATATATTTATTTTGGGTGAACGTTCCATTTCATATATAGATGTATCATTTGTATCTATTACATGTTTAGTAATTCATTCTTTTTCTTGTTAAATTCGTCTTGGCTAATTATTCCATCATCTAATAATTGCTTAAATTTCATGATCTCGTCTGCTGCAGAAATAGACTGGTTTTGATTAAGATTTATTTTAACTTCATTCTTTTCGATTTGTTCTTGTATTGTTATAGACATTCTTTCAACTGTATCCTTCGTAATATTTTTAATAAGTATAGAAGTGGAACCATGCTGAACTTCTAATTCCCCAAATACAATCCCCAATTTGTAGCTTACAGAGTTTATTTTTGAAAAAGGATATTCGAATTTTTTTAATCCATATATCATACCTTTATCTAAAAATAACAATCTTACATCAGTACAAACAATTAAATAAGTATTGTTATCTACAAAACCTGATGTAGCATATAAGACTGTTTCGTCTTTCTTTAATAATTGAACCAATGTCTTAACTTCTTTTTTAGTACCAAACAGATCTGTAACACCAATATCTTTTAAATGTTGAAACATATCTTCAACACGTTTGTTATAATCATCAATACTTAAATTTTGCCCAGAGCTTTTATTGATATGAAATTCGTTGTATGCATCTATTTGTTTTTCTTTAGGCAACTTTTTATATTCCTTCTTTTCTGATCTACTAAGTGAGGCGTAATATTCTCCTTCTCTTAATGCTTCTTTAGGATTAAATATAACAGGTCTCATTTTAACAAACTCCTTTTAAAAGTATTTGAAAAATAAAATAATATAAAATATACCATTATGCAAATTATAATAAACAGGTTACTAATTTTGTGCTATTTAAAAATAGTTTAAAAAATATAAACTAACTAGATTGTTAGTTTATACACTATTCTATTTCTCACCTTTAGCACGCTTTTCTTTTTCTATATAGAAATCTGCTAAGTCTGATAATTCTTGTAGAATTTGTTTGCGTTTCTCTTTTGGGAGTTCGTCCCATCCGTCTTTATCTTCAAACATTAACACTTCGATATCATCTTCAATATTAGTTGGTTCTTTAGTAGTTCTACCGTGCAATTCATCTAATGTCACATTAAATAAATCGGCTAATTTATATTGTATTGAAATATCTGGTGTTCTAATATTTCTTTCATATCCAGAATAAGTATTTTTAGCGACACCAATTCTTTTAGAAACCTCATCTTGTGTAAGGTTTTTAGATTTACGTAATTGTTTTAGGTTCGATCCTAGCAAAGTAATCACCTCTGTACATTGAATTATACGCAAAATGAGTACAAAATAAAGATTAATAATCAAAAGTTCTCAAAAAGAGAATTAATTGTTGACTGTGTACTCATAATGAGTTATACTCAATTTGAGAACAAGGAGGTGCTAAAAAATGAGTAAACTCAAACAAATAAGGTTACAAAATAAAATGACTCAAAAAGATGTAGCGAATTTACTTAATATACCTAAAACAACATACATTGGATATGAACAAGGCAGAAGAAAGCTACCAGTTCCAATTGCAATTGAGTTAGGTAAAATTTATAACTTAAACTGGGCTATTTTTTTTGATGACTATGTACTCGATTTGAGAACTTTGCAGAACACTTGATTTATCCGACTAACTAAATAATACGAAATAATACGTGAACATGATAGACCAGTCAGTTCACAGAACAGGAGGAATAAGGATGTCTCAAACAATTCAAACAACAATTAATATACCACCGGATTATGTACTGATTAAAAAAGTTGAACATGAACAGTTAGTTGAAAGACAAGCCATAGCAATGACTATGAAAGAAGTTTGTGAAGAATTTCAAAGAGATCGAACATGGGTCAAAAAGAATGTAATGGATAAACCATATTTTAGACGAAAGATTGAAAAGTTCAGTCAATTCCCTGAAGGAAAAAACGGTCAATACAGATTCCATAGAAGAAAGATGCTTAATTTCATTGATGAATATTATGAAGAAATTATTGAAAGGAGTACTGAATAATGAACAAGTTAAAACTAATTAAAATAACACTCCTAATCATCATCTTGGTGGAGGAGATTAGAAGTGCTAACTTTAAAAATATTTTCTGGGAACTTAAATACAGTAGTTGTGATTTTTGTAATAAAAGATTACGAAACTATCAACTATTACACGATATTGACTATAAATTATGTTCAGATTGTGCAGCTCATTTTAATGATATTAGGAAAGATTAAATCGAATTAAAAATAGTTTCGAAACTTAAAATCTCACTTTTTAATAGTGCCTGTATTTCATTATTAGGATAACTACTTTCATAAGTCTTTTTCTTATCTACAATAAGAATCATACTTTTTGTTTCATCCGGTAGTTGATTAAATTCAGTTGCCAAATATGACAACGCTAGAGTAGTTTGTAGATTGGTTTTTTTAGCATATCTTGTAGCATCTTTGGCTAAAAGCAATTTAACCAAATAAGGTTTGCCGTTTATATACAAACCTAATTCATGGTTCACATTTATAGTTACATCTCCAAATGAATACTTGGATTTTGGTGGGTCAAACCATTCGATATTCTTACCTTTAATAAATGATTTGTATTTTGTAATAGCTTGTCGATAGTTTGAAACTTTTTTGGAAGGTATAGAGATTAACAAGTTATCTAACATCGAAATATCAGAGTTAGATTGATGGGTTTTTCTTATCATATCCCTGAATTCTTTCCAATAATCTTTGCCTGGATGGTAATCATCATCACGTTTAATAGTTTTAACTACTGTTATCCTAGGCGAACCGTTTTTTACTGCATAATTCATAAATTGAGTAAATGATAAATTAATACTCATAAATTCTCACCACGCTTTCATTGTAAATTAATTTAATTGTATCAAATAAGCGTAGTTTGTTACTACAGTTTTAATAAGTAAACAAGGAGGTCATTTTAATGACAAACACAGTTCAAATATTTGAAAATTCAAGTTTTGGAAATTTAGAAGTCTTAACAATAGAAGGTAAAGAGTGGTTTCCAGCAATTAAAGTAGCTGAAATATTAGGTTATTCAAATCCTCGGAAAGCAGTAAGAGATCATACTAAGGAACGTGGGGTAACGATTCGTTCCGTCATCGACTCTCTTGGACGTAATCAAGAAAAGAAGTTTATTGACGAAGGAAATTTATACAGACTTATTACTAAATCAAAGCTTTCACAAGCAGAACAATTTGAAGAATGGGTGTTTGACGATGTTTTACCAGCATTAAGAAAAACTGGTTCATATCAAGTTAAACCTTTAACAACATCAGAACAAATTCAATTGATAGCTCAAGGAAATACAGAATTAGATGAAAGAGTAACTGCTATAGAAGAAAGTTATCCAATAATGCATGGACAAGCAAAACATATTCAACAATTAGTTGCTCGTAAAGTAGCTGAAATCGTTAGGAATAAATTTAACGGTTATTACAAAGAAACATCTAAGAAATTGTTTGCAGAAATTTATAGAAGTATAAAAAAGATTTTCCAAGTACCAACTTATAACAGCATTCCAAGAGGGCGCTATGAAGAAGCTGTTAAATTCATTGAACAATGGCAACCGTCCTACGACACAGTATATCAACTAGAACACAATCTTAAAGAAGCATAAAAAATAACTGAACTAGGTGACCAAACCTAGTCCAGTTACACTCAACGACCAAATTGAGATTTTTAGAACACATCATTTATTCGACCAAATGATGATAACTATATATTACACCATGCTTTGTGAACTTTAAAGATGGAACAGTTAACCAAACAATATGACAAAAGAAATATAAAAAAAGAGAGAAGGTTTAAAAATGGAATCAGTAATTACAAAACAAATAGAGAGAACAGGTATGACACAACAAAAACTAGCTGACCTAGCTTTTACTACAAAAAGTAATATGTCGATGATGAGAAAGGGACAAAGAGCAATATCTTCTGATACCTATAGATCATTTGCAACAAATAGTAACGATGGAGTATTTGTAACAGATGTGTTGAATGAATTTTCAAACGGTCTTTCAACGCCAGCACATAGTGACCGAGTTTATTATGACCATCCAGGTTTAGTTAAACAGCAACTAATAAAAGAAATGAAAGAAGCTATAGTTGCATTAGAAAATTGTGATTTTTTAATAAGACCAGAGTTTATGAGTAGGGAAGAAAGAGATGAAGTAATTACAACAATGTCTGAATGTGAAGATGTTTTATTTCATGGTCAAGTATATATAAACAAAACTTGTGAACATATAAGACAAAATCCAAGAGATATTGCTAAAGCACATGAGCAAAAATTAAAAATTGAACGAAGAATATAGGAGGTATTAAATGAACATTTTAAAATATCCGTTACTTACTTTAATCATAGTAATTGAATTCTTTATCATAGCAAGTTTTTCAGTAACACCAATTGAACATTCCTTAATGTTTTGGCTAGTAACAATATTGTTTTTTGAAATGTTTGACAATATATTCAATGGTTTAAAAAATTATGAAATTTAAAGGAGGGATCAAAATGTTAGAAGTTGGAGAACATAGGAGCTCAAATTTTGAATTACAAGGTTTTTGGTTTGAGAAAGAAACTATTTATTACGGTGATTATATTGATATGAAAATCAAATGTAATAGGACTGAGAGAACAGTAGTTTCAGCTTGTTTTACATCTGCAGATGACTATGAAACGCAGAAAGAAAACATAGTAGCAATGCTTAATGATTATTTGTTAGAAAATACGACTGAAAATGAAAGACTATATAACTATTTGACCAGTAGAAATTGGAACCCTGATTTATTCGACTAAAAAAGATGAAAGGGAGATTTATATGGAACATTGCACTTATGATCCAGCGCATGAAGAAGCCATATATACATTGGAAATGGAACGCAGACAAGATGAGTATGACAAAGTTAATCCTTGGTGCCATTTAGAGTATGAGGAATAAAAAATGCGCCAGAGAGATAGGCGCATGACAAAAGAAATATATCTACATTATAACATTGGAGTGTAGTTTATGGGACAAATATCAGAAAGAATTTTACAAGAAGATGTTAGTACAAAAAATATGAGTAGACAAGAATGGTTGAAGCTTAGGCAAACTGGAATTGGTGGTTCAGACGCAGGAACTATTCTTGGTATTAATAAATGGAAATCGCCAATTCAATTATATTTTGAGAAAACACAACCAGAACTTAAACAAGAAATTGATAATGAATATATTTATTGGGGAAATGTTCTTGAGGATGTGGTTGCTAAAGAATTCACTGAAAGAACTGGTAAAAAAGTTAGAAAAGTAAACAAGATGTTTAGACATCCAAAATATAATTTTATGCTAGCGAATATTGATCGAGCAGTAGTTGGAGAAAAAGCTGTATTAGAATGCAAAACAACATCTGAGTATAACAAGGAAGCCTGGAAAGAGGACGAAATACCAGATAGTTATATTGCTCAAGTACAACATTATATGGCGGTAACAGGTTATGAAAAAGGCTATATTGCAGTATTAATTGGTGGTAATAAATTTATTTGGAAAGAAATTGAACGAGATGAAGAGTTAATTAATATCATCATTCAAGAAGAAAAATATTTTTGGGAAAATTATATCTTGGGTGACGATATACCACCAGTAGACGGTAGTGTTGCAACAACAGAATTTATGAAATTTAAATATCAAGATAGTGTTGAAACTCAAGCAGTTTTAGATAAAAACGATGAAATGATAATAAAAGCACTTAATCAAATTAAAGAAGAAGAAAAAGAGTTAAAGGAACAAAAAGCTAAATATGAAAATCAAATAAAAAATAAGTTAGGAGAAAATCAATTTGGTATTTCACAGAATTACCAAGTTTCATGGAAACCTCAAAAATCATCTAGGTTTGATAGAAAGAAATTTAAAGAAGAATATCCTGAGCTTGACGAACAATACACTAGAACAACAGAAAGTAGAGTTATGAGAATAAAAGAAGTTAAAGGCTAGGAGGACAAATATGGTGGAAGAATTTGAAATTAAGAAGAACCAAAAAGTACATTTTGTAAATGCTTTTGGTCATTTATTTAAAGCTACAGTTATTAACATTAACGAATACAGAGAACCAAGTATGCGTGTATCACTTCAAGTAGATGGCATAGAAGATATTGTTTTTACAAGTTTAAAAAATATTAAATTAATGGAGGAAAAATAAAATGGCAACTAACGAATCAATTAAAAATCAAGTAGCAAGTAGAAAGAAAAATGAGGTGCAAAACAAATCACCTAAAACTCAATTGAATGACTTATTAATCAAAATGGGTCCAGAGATACAAAGAGCATTACCTAAACATATGGATGCTGACAGAATGGCGCGTATCGCTATGACTGCAGTTAGTTCAACACCTAAATTACTTGAATGTGATCAAATGAGTTTTATTGGTGCTCTAATGCAAGCATCACAACTTGGTGTTGAACCAAATACAGGATTAGGACAAGCATATTTAATACCATACGCTGGTAAAGTTCAATTCCAACTTAGTTATAAAGGGTTAATTGATTTAGCAACAAGAAGTGGTCAATACAAGGCTATATATTCACACGAAGTATATCCAAATGACGAGTTTAATTATCAATACGGACTATTTAAAAATCTTGAACATGTACCGTCACAAGAACCAGAAGGAGAACCAATTGGATACTATGCTGTATATCATCTTAAAAATGGTGGATATGACTTTGTTTATTGGACTAGAGAACGTGTGGATAAACATGCTAAAGAATTTAGTCAAGCAGTCCAAAAAGGATGGACATCACCATGGAAAACAAATTATGACGCAATGGCTAAGAAAACAGTTCTGAAGGAAGTATTAAAGTATGCTCCAAAATCAATTGAAATGAATAAAGCTGTTAATTCTGATAGTACTATTAAAAATGAAATTGATGAAGATATGTCAACAGTCATTGATATTACAGACTATGAAGAAGTAAATGAGCACCAAGAAGAAAGCAAAGAAGAGAGTAAATAATAATTAGGCAGGTTTATTCCTGCCTTTGTTTTAAGAAAGGAGTATTAAAATGGCAACATTTAGAACTGTTAAAGAAGATGGCGATTTCGTATTAGTTCATAAAGGATTTATTTATGATTCAAATATATCAGCTAAAGCTAAGGGAATATTGCTTTACTTATTAAGCCGACCAAATAATTGGAAAATATATACAAGCGAAATCCAAAAACATATGACCGATGGATTAAAGGCTGTTAACAGTGGAGTTAATGAACTAATTGCAATTGGATATATTGAACGAAAACAAACTAGAAAAGATAACGGAGATTTTGGTGAATACGAATACTATGTTTATGAAAAACCTAAGAAAATTCGCGGAATGCTATTTGGGGAAAGCGCGAAAATGGAAAACGCCAAAATGGAAAACGCAGTCGGGGAAAACGCGAAAGGGCAAGCTACTAATAATAATAGTACTAATAATGATTTAATTAATAATGATAGTAATAAGAATAACAGTAGTAGTAAGCAACAGTCGCCGTTTGACTTTTACCAATCTAATGGTTTTGGAGTACTTAAACCATATATATCTGAACAAATTGGAGCTTGGATAGACGATTTTAAAGAGAATGGTAATGAAATTGTTATAGAAGCAATGAAAGAGTCGCTAAACAACAATGTCTATAAATGGAATTATGTGAACTCTATTTTGAAATCATGGTTCAATGATGGAATTAAATCAGTAGAGGATATTTCAGCAAGAAACAACAAACGTAGTAAACAAGAAGAAGTAGCTGATGAAGATAATCCTTATCTAAAATATATGAATAATTGAGGTGATTAAATGAATGCTTTATTCAATCCTAAGTTAGCAAATAAGTTAGAACAAAAAACACAACCAAAGTTATTGAAAAAAGATCAATGCGAAAAGTGTGGTCGAGATTACGAAGAATATCAATTTAAGAATGGTTATACGTATAGACTAGGCTGTGACTGCGACATGATAGAACACGGAAAAAAATTAACACGTAATTTTAAGCATCGTCAAAAACAGCAAGAAATAAATAAAATTTTAAGTTTTTCAAGCGAAAACGAAGAAACAAAAAACGCTACTTTCGAGACTTACATTCCCGAAAACAATAACCAAGAAAAAGCCAAAGTAATATGTGAAAGATATGCTAAGTCATTTGATATAGATAATAAGCAGTCATTACTATTACAGGGCTCATTTGGATTGGGTAAATCACATTTAGCAATGTCGATTTTAAAAGAAGTGAAAGCTAAAAATTATTCAGTCCTGTTTATTAATTTAACTGAATTGATTTCAAAATTTAGATCTACATTTGATAAAGACAGTGAGTATTCAGAAACAGATTTAGAAAGAGCGATAGGACAAGTTGATTTAATGGTTTTCGATGACTTTGGTATGAACGTTACAGACTATGGCATGTCAAAATTATTTCAGATTGCTGAAAGTAGAGTAGGTAAGCACAACATTATAACAACTAATCTATCAGTCAAAGAACTAACAAAGACAAAAGACCAACAAAGATTATTTAGTCGGTTAATGTCTAACACCACCGGTATTACTTTAGAGGGTGACGACTACCGAATGAAAGGATTTAAAAATTTAAAATAAGAAACAGGAGGAAAGTTAATGATTTTAATATCAGTTAAAGACATTATGACTCGTTTGAATTGCAGTGAAGCATATGCTCAAAAGTTTATGAGTTTATGTAATTTCGACCAATCGTTAATCAGAAGTGAACTCGCAAGACAAATTCATAAAAGAGAAACAACACCAGCAATCATAATTAATAAACCAATGGAGGTAGTAACAATATGATCAATTCCACAACTCTTGTAGGACGTTTAACGAAAGACCCAGAACTCAGAACAACACCTAGTGGTGTAGAAGTAGGTAATTTTACTTTGGCAGTCAATCGCACATTTACTAATCAAAATGGTGAACGTGAAGCTGACTTCATAAATTGCATTGTATTTAGAAAACAAGCAGTAAACGTCAATCAATATTTATCTAAAGGTAAGTTAGCTGGTATTGTTGGGCGACTTCAAACAAGAAGTTATGAAAACAAAGAAGGTAAACGTGTATATGTCACAGAAGTTGTATGTGATAGTGTTCAATTCCTAGAGCCTAAAGATAGTCAAAATGGCTCAAATTCATATCAGAATGAAACAACCTATCAAAATACGAACAACAATACCCAAAATGGAGAAAGCGTCCAACAAGGGCAAAATAAAGCGAAATACGACCAACAAAATAATCCATTTGCGAATGGCAATGAAATTGAAGATGATTTACCTTTTTGATTATTAGAACATATCCTTTATTCGATACGAGGTGCAAAAATGACATCAAATACATTATTTAAATTGTCAGATGCAGTTAAAAAGAATTACAAATTAAAACGTCCGTTAATTGACCAATTTCAGACGTTTCTATCAAGTATTAAACATACAGGAGACTATATAAACGATATAGATTCCTTACAGTGGTTTTTAAGAAAAAACGATATATACGGATTTATTTTATACGTCGGTATGACTAATAAAAATGAAATTAGAGTGACGATGGCAGTTGAAAAACAAAGGCTGAAATCTAACAGAGAAAGGTTAAATAAACTAAATGACCAAATGGAGTGTGTGAAAGGTGAATAAAAAATATGATTACGAAAAAAAAGACATTGAAATAGCTGAATCTAATGGTATTAGTATGGATGCTTTTTATCAACGTTTACGTTATGGATGGTCTGCAAGTAAAGCTAGATCATATCCTGTAAGAAATCATAATAGAAATAAAAATGTAATTGCAGCAGAAGAATATAAATCAAAAAAGCCGAAGAAAGATTATTCGAAACCTAAGCCATGGCTAAAGAAGTACCCTCAGAAAACAGAGTTTGGCGATTATGCTAAACAGTTATTCAATGACTGTTGTGGGAGTTGGTAAATATGATTACAAAAATTTATGACGATAAAAGTTGTTATGAGGTAGGTAAAGACCAGGTAGGAGAAATCACAGAATGGCGTGTAAATAAGGACACAGTTGATATTTACCGTATAGCTGATAACAAAGGGAACCTCGTTATATTTCATGGATTTACTCATAAAGATTATGTAGTAGAACATGATGATGAACCTGTAGCTGGGGGACAAATCACTATATTTGAAATCTAGGAGGGGCACCATGATTAAAATTTTAGAATTGTTTGGTGGTATAGGCGCACCTAGAAAAGCCATGTTAAATCTAGGCTATCCACACAAAGCTATTGATTATGTAGAAATAGATGAGAAATCAGTTAGAACATACAACGCACTATACGACCATTTACATCAACCACAATCAGTAGTTGGTTCGAATCTTAAACCAGACATATTGGTACATGGGAGTCCATGCCAAGACTTTAGTCGTGCTGGTACTAGATTAGGTGGTAATGATGAAGATAAAACACGTTCATCATTGATGTGGGAAACAATTAGGATAATCGAAAATATGGGCGTATGGAAACCAAAAGTCGTGATATGGGAAAACGTCAAAGGTGTGTTAGCAAAAGATATGATCCATAACTTCAAAAAGTATTTTGTTGAAATGGAACGACTAGGTTACACCAGCAATTACGAAGTGTTAGACAGTCGAGGGTTTGGCATACCACAAAAAAGAGAACGTGTATTTGTTATCAGTATGCTAGACGGTCACTGGTTCGACTTTTCATCATTAAAAGGTAGACCAATGAGAAATGTGAGTGAATTTTTAGAAACAGATGTTGATGATAAATATACTATCAAATCACCTTCCATGTTAAGTGCTATAAACAAACGACATGGTTTTGGTAGAGGACTTAAACCAATTGAAGATTATAGCTGGACGATTACCACAAAACAAAACAGATGTCCGAACAGTGGCATCGTACCAATCGGAAACGGTCAGTATCGATTATTAACCGAACTAGAGTGTTGGCGACTAATGGGCTTTGAAGATGAAGACTATTATAAGGTCGCTAATGAACACCCGACACGCAAGAATACGACAAACGGAACGTTATATAAACAAGCTGGCAACAGCATAGTTGTACAAGTTTTAGAAGCAATATTTGAAGAAGTGTTGAAAGTGATAAAGGAGGATACGCTATGCCAACAATTAAATACACACGTGAAGACATAACTAAGTTAGAGAACGAACTTGATCAGTACAAAACAGCGCACAACAAATTAACTGCCGGATTAAAAGAAGCAGTAGCAGAAAGTATTCAGTATAAGCGTGAACGTGATGAATTAAGCGAGAAACTAGATAAAGAATGTAATGACAATTATAAGTTAGAGGGTCAATTGAACGACATGACCAAACAACTTGACTCTCTTATCACTGACATAAAGAAACAACGTGATTTACTCATAGACTTTTCACGATTCATTCATAGAAAAGTTGTAGCGTGTCCAGGTAAGAAAGAATATATGGATTTTAGAGATAGCCTAAACGAATTAGGAATAACGGAGCGTGATTAGCATGCCAAAGAAAAACTATAAAAACATGTGGCACGAACTAAAGTCCGACGTAGAACGTAACATCATTTCAGTTTACCCAGAGGTTAACGAACATGTACCAGATTATAGAGCAGGGCAGTTTGATGTTTTAGAAAATATCGGGGCGCAGATTGACGAGTTAGAAGGGACTTGTGACATACAAAACATCATTGATGATATGAATAGGAGTGAGTGATGTGGAGTTCAAACATGAGAAAATTTTGAAAAGTAGACTCTTAGACTTGGAGTTTGATACGTGGGAAGAAGTTCATCAGTTTAAACGTGAATATGACGAACTTGAAGAAGTGTACATCAAAGCAAAAGCTTGGGATAAATACCTAGAAAGCACCGTCATACAAGAGGCAATAGATGAATTTGGGGAAGGCGATCCAAGAGTTGATTACGCAGTAGAACTTACAGAACGATTGTATAAGGAGGAATAAATATATAAGAATTACCAACTGAAGATAGATCAACAGTTGGTAATAGAAATAAAAAATTTCTGGTATAAAAGCATCTATTTATTCTTTGAATGATAATTTTTGTAGTTATGTTCTTGAATTAAATTTTGAATATTATTGATAAGCATATTAGACAATGTTTTCATATCTTCATTACTTAAATCTTCATGACGTTGATAGGGATGAGCTCCATCGTTACCTACCCATGAAATTAAGTCGGAAAGCCAATCGCTATCTTGCAAATTGAGAAGTTTAATTCTAGCAGGGAATGATTTTTTCTGTAATGAAGTAGCGCTTTTGTCTTCAAAGTTTATTAAATAATCCCAAACTAGTTGTTCAATAGCTTTACGATAACCTAGTTTTAATAAATCTTCTAGATTTTGTTTCTCTGCCATTTTAAGTTGGCTATGTAACTTTATGAATTGGGGAGAACATGAAATTATTTCAGAAGACAAATCAACATTCTCATAGCTATATTCAGGCTGGATTTTATCAGCGTTATGAGTAGATATACCAGCTCTGTGTGAAGTAAGATTGTTCAATTCATATAATTGTAAAAAATGTTGTTTGCATTTATTACACTCTAAAATAATTGAAAAACTACGGTTATTATCTTCAATTCCAGAACAATTTAAATATTTTGGAGATTGAGCTAATTCGCAATAAGGACATTCTTCGGGCAAATTGATTTTTACGAAGATTGAGTCATTGATGGACTCGTTATTTAGAGTTTTGAAAACTTTTATTTTTACATTAGACATGTTATTACCTCACTTTCATTGATTACCTCTTATTATACAAAATTTAAATATTGAAAGGACAGATGAATTTGAAACAATTAATAAAACAAGTAGAACAATGGTCAATTGATAAAGGTTTAGATAAAGGTAACAGTTTTACACAATACGCTAAATCTTCAGAAGAAATGGGAGAAGTTGCAGCAGCACTTTGTAGGAATGATATAGATGAACTTAGAGACGGTATAGGGGACGTTATCGTCACATTAATTATATTAGCCCAACAAAACAACATGACATTATATGAGTGTCTAGAACAGGCATACGGAGAGATTAAAAATAGAACTGGAGTAATGAGTAAAGATGGATCGTTCATCAAATCAGAAGACTTATAAGGATAAGGGTGGCGAAAGTCACCCAGATATTTTAGAACGCATTAAGCAGATACTTAATAAGGAGGATTAACTTATGTTAATAGACAAAGTAAAGAGATTTCAGAATGAGTCATTTTATAAATGGTTTGATGATTTCTGCGAAGATTACAAATTAAAAGATGAAATAATAGCTAATGCGAAAAAAGGATATGGAGAAATGCAATTAGAAATTCCTAAAGATGAAGTATATAGATTTAGAAACATACAATTTATACCGTTATTAAAAGAGTATTTAGGAGAAGGGTTCGAAGTAGAGATTAAAACTATAGAATATGACTTATTAACTAGTGCAGACCATTATCTAGTAATTGATTGGAGTGATGAACAATGAAACTACTAATCACATTATTACTAAGCACACTCGCATTGTTCATATATGTTAAGCGTTCATATAAGTACGCTAGCGTGAATGATACAGTTGAACCACCAATTGATTACGAATCAGATAAGTATAAAGAGGAAGAAACGTGGTTTAGTGGCGTTGGTAGACATTGATATTAGGAATAATATTATTCGCAGCAATACTGATAGCACTAATTATTATGGCAGTTAAGGAAGGGTAATAAATGTTAACAGTACAAGAACAATTGAATGGAATTAAATCTAAAGATGAATTGATTAGATGGTTGATCAATAAATATGCCTTTTTATCAGTTAAGTCATATGACAAAGAAAATAACGAGGTATTATATCATGAATTGAGGTCTTTAAACGATAAATTTGATGTGCTAAAAGCAATTGAAAAGTAGTGGTTATAGTATAATTTAAAATAAAAAGGGGTTATAAAATGTTAAGTAAAAATGCTGAGATTATTTTAAAACATTTATACAAAAAGGAAATAAATTATGAAGATTCACCTGATAAAGAGAACGAAACAGCAATGTTATCAATGGACGAAATAAAAGAATTGTTTCCTAATAGTTCGCATATTCATGTAAACCAAACACTGACATATTTGTTGTCCGAGAAATATATATTCAATCGACTAATAAATTATCCTTACAAAATCTATGACAAAGATTTTTCGTTTAATAAATTTGTAATTGGTGATAAAGGAATATCATATTTGAAAAATAAAAAATATAGATTGGGTGCTGTAGTATTACCAATTGTATTTTCAGCAATAGGTATTATTATTTCAATAATTGCTTTGTTGAATTAGAAATAAGGAGTGATATTTTGAACGCTAAGCAAGTATTAATGTCAGCATATAATTATGCGAAAGAAGACGAAGAAAGTTATTACCAACAAGTGCTTACAACTGACATGAATTATATAAAGAGAATGGGAATACTTGAAGTTGCTAAACAACATGAGATAGAGGAGTGAGGAGTATGGGTTTATTCTCACACATAGATAAATTGTTGAGTAGACTTACGGAAGATGAAACTGAGAAATGGTTAAGATTCCATGATGAGTTAGATAAAAGGTATCAACATGAAAGAAATAAATTGAACCAATTCACGGTAATGGTAGATGATATTTTTGGTGAATATGAGAAGAAAAATAATTATAAAATAGGTGGATTACAGGAAACAGTAAAAATAATTGACCCAACACCTTTTTTGATGAAAGATTTAGATGAAACAGAAAAATTACTATATTCAAATTATATACCTAAAATAAAGTCTAAAGAAGTTACTAGAAAAGAAAAAGTGTTCCATCTAATAAAAGAAGGTAAGATATCAAGTGACAGGGCAAAAGAATTACTTCGACAGATTAATAAAACAAAGGAGTTAAATTACATGGAGAGTCCGAGACAAATGTTAGCAAGAGATTTATTAAAACAAGATTTGTTAACACCTGATCAATTTAGAGTTCTTTTTGAAGGAGATTTAAATAAAGACAAACAAAAAACTAACATATATAATAATCAATTTATATTACAGTCTAATCCAAGTACTCATAACTCTAATTACCAGAGTGTTGTATGTGGAAGTTTTAATGTAGAAACTGCATACAATGATTGGGGAGTAAGCAAGAAGATAATAACTTGTCTAGATTGTAATAATGAATATTCTAGGGAGCGTAAACAAAATGGAAAAGGCTAATGCAGAAATCATCCAAAATTTTAATAACTTAGAAGAATTAACAAAGTGGCTTATTGAACAGCACGAGAACAACATGGGTACCATCCAGTGGGAGTTTTACGGTGGACGAAATTACGAGAAAAATCTAAAAAAAGACGAGGAAGAAATAAAGGCACTTCATATGAAATTTAACGAATTAACATTATAAATTTTTAATCCCGCTAAATATAATTACACTAAATTATAAAAATAAGGTATATTGTTGTAAATAAACATTTGAAAGTAGGGGTTAAAATATTTGAGTTTATGATGTTGATTTCAATCTTAAGTATATCGATAATACTTATATTTACACTTTTGCTGAATAATATAAGTAAAAAGACTTTAAGGATGTTATTCATCCTTATAACTATAGTCTTACTATATTTTATATATACTTTAATCACAATTTAAATAGGGGACAAAGATTTTTTATATATCAATAAGTAAAGGAGTGATTAATTGAATAGAAAACAAGCCAATCAAGGTATGTGGTTTGAAACAGTACTAGGTAATATCAATCGTGTGTACAAACAAAAGAATATAGCAATAATCGATAAAGTAGCAACGCCTATAAGTTATAACACCAGGACAGGTAAAGCGCGATATCAAGAAAAGAGTACAGTTGATTTTGTAGGTTGTAATCACAAAGGTAAGTACATAGCCTTTGATACGAAAGAAGTTAAAATTAAGAATTTACCTTTAAAAAATGTAAGTGATCATCAAGTTAAGTATTTGACCGATACCAAACGAATGGGAGCTGAAGCTTTTCTACTAGTACTATTCAGATATAATGACACATGTTTCAAATTAGACATTGACCAGTTTAATGATTTTAAGAAACAACATGAACGTAAAAGTATTCCGTACGAATGGTTTAAAAGAAATGCTGAATTAGTTAGGAGTGGTAATGGCGTAATTTTCGACTATTTAACCGATGTTGACCACATCGAAAACTAAACCAATCGGAGGAATTGAACACATGACTTATTCGACTAAAACTAAGTTATACAAAATAGAATCAAGAAAGAAAGCACTTGAATTAATTCATAATTATCACAGTAATTCTAACCAGTTAATAAAATATATCGAAGAATATGGAGATATGATAAAAGGTGCGAACATATCGCAGTATGGAATTGAAGCTACTTTATCTAAAAGTAATGAAGTAAATACAACGCCTTTTCTTTATGAGATAGAACGCAGAATGAAAAAAGATAGAATGTGTGAGAAATTAGGACTTAAATTAAGACCTGTACAAATGGCAAAGCAATTTATGAATGACGAAACTGAAGAGTTGGTATTAGAGTTACGAATGGACGGTAAGTCGTTAAAACGTATACATGAAATTACAGGCGTTAACAAACGTGATCAATATAAAATATTCGATAAAATAGCAGATGATATTGTGAAATATAATTGAGTGTTCCAATGATACCATTTGCACCAATTGATACCGTTTGACACGATATTTTGTGAAAGTAAGAATAAGTTGTAAACTGTGGGTAGGAATAGGACGGCTCGTTACAATCAAACAAACTGGTTAAGTTTGGTCGTCGCCCTACACCTAGCCTAACGGCTTTTTTTCATATCCTTTCTATAATCCTAATATTAATGATAAATCCATCTAGCAAAAGTTAGGTGGATTTCGTATAATTAAGTTGTAATAAATTAAATTAGGAAAGAAGGAATTAGAATGGATAATGAACAAAAAAAGGAAAAGTTAGGTAATTTAGTTTTACACTCTATGAGTATGAAAACAAGAGATAAATATTTTGTAGATGAAAGATTGTCTTCTGAACTATTATTTTATTTATCAGATGAAATATTAAATAATGACCCTAAAAATTTATATTTTTATACAGAAAAGGATAAGTTTGAAGTTTTTTCTATCGAAGGAGTAAAGTTACATCATTATACTTATAATAAAGACAATGAAGGAAATATAACATCTAAATTATATAAATATAATCAAGAACCATTTTTAATAGCATTTTGTTCTGAAAACAAAGATGGATATATAACATATAAAAATTTAGATTTGTATTACGATAGAGAATTAAAAAATAAAGTAGTAATAAAAAATGGGGAAAACACTGAAAAATTTGTGGAATTTATGGGGAATTTTTAATTAATTAACACTCACTAACGTGGGTGTTTTTTATTTGGAGTTGAACATATGAGAGTAATGGTAGTCGCCGACGGAACTTTAAAAGGCATTAGGAAAGTGAATAATGATTGTCACTTAATTGCAATGATTAAGAGATTAAAGAACAATGCTAACATTAGCAAAGTATTAATTGATTATGATCCAGTTGTTAAAGGTGATAAAGATTACGATATAGAAGTAGCGTTGATTACATGAAGAAATTTAGATATGTGATTAACTCTATTTTTTATATTCAAGCACATGTGCATTTAGTGATTATGAAAGTGTTTAAAGTAAAAGAATTAAAATAAATGAACCTATTAGGATAAGAAGGTGATACATTGATATGACTAGAGTAAGTGCTAAAGATTGGATAACTGAAGAAGGATTAACGAAGATTGAAGGTTGGGCTAGAGATGGTTTAACTAATGACCAAATAGCGCATAATATAGGCTGTAATAGAGCTACTTTGTATTCATGGATTAAAAGGTATAGCGACATTGACAACGCCTTAAAAAGAGCAAAAGAAGTTGTAGATAGAGAAGTAGAAAGTCAACTGCATAAAAGAGCAATGGGTTATTACGTTGAAGAAGTAACTTATGAATATGGTGAAGAAGTGAAAAGGGTTAGAAAACACATTGCACCAGATGTTACTGCACAGATATTCTGGTTGAAGAATAGAAAGCCTACTGAATGGCGTGATAAACGTGACGTAGAGCATAGTGGAGAAATGACGACAAATGTTAATAACATGAATAATCTTAGTGAAGACGAACTGCGTAAACTTGCTAAGTTAGATGGTGATTGATTTGAAATTAACAGATGAACAAAAGAAATTCATTGCCATTCAAGCAAAGAACGAATTATCAAGTCGTTACTTTAAAGACTATATCGTCACTGTACATCACGGGGCTTATAAACATTACAAACATACAGAATTGATTTGTGAAGCACTTCAACCGATTGCAGAAGGACAACAAAAATATATATTGATTGAATTACCACCTCGACATGGTAAATCAATGACGGTGACTGAAACGTTCCCGTCTTTTTTTATTGGCAAAAATCCAGATAAAAGGGTTATCAGTTCGGCTTATTCTGATAATCTTGCTAGAAAGTTTGGACGATTGAATAGAAATAAGTTGAAAGAATTTGGTAAACAGATATTCAACTTAGATATATCAGATGAAAAGAGTGCATCTAATAACTGGGGAATAGTTGGTAAACGTGGTGGAATGATTGCTACTGGTATTGGTGGCTCAATCACTGGTGAAGGTGCCGATTTATTAATCGTTGATGATCCAATTAAAAATAATGAAGAAGCACAATCAAATACGATACGAGAAAAGATATGGAGTGAGTGGGAATCAACATTGACTACTCGACTTCATAAAGGTGCATCAGTAATCGTAGTAATGACGCGTTGGCATGAAGATGATTTAATAGGTCGCTTGCTTGAAAGGTCCCCCTATAATTGGCAACGTATAAGATTACCTGCCGTTGCAGAAGATGATGCCGATTTACTCGGTCGTGAATATGGGGAAGCTTTATCACCAGACTTAGGATACGACGAAAAATGGGCAGAATTAAAGAAACAAGAAGTTGGCTCAAAGACATGGGCATCACTATATCAACAAAGGCCTGCACCAAGTGAAGGTAATATCTTTAATCGTTCATGGTGGCAGTTCTACGATAAGTTACCTTATCGATTTGATGAAATGGTAATCTCATGGGACTTAACATTTAAAGATGCCGAAACAAGTGACTACGTTGTTGGTCAAGTTTGGGGAAGAGTTAAGGCTGATAAATATTTAATAGATCAAGTTAGAGACAAGATGGACTTTCCTTCGACATTGACTGCTGTTAAAACGTTAGCACGTAAATATCCAAAAGCTAAAGCAATATTGATTGAGGATAAAGCAAACGGTCCAGCTGTTATTTCAACATTAAAAAGAGAAGTATCGGGCATTATTCCAGTTAATCCAGAAGGTGGAAAGATTGTAAGAGCCCAAGCAATTACACCGATGATTGAATCAGGGAATGTATTCTTGCCAAGTAACAAACCATTCACTCATGATTTGATTGAAGAATGTGCAAGCTTTCCAAATGGTAAACATGATGATGCTGTGGATTCCATGACACAAGCATTAAATCGTATTGGTAATACAAAACAAGCATTCGTTTCGAATGTGAATATGTGGTAAGGAGGTAAACAATGGCAGAATTAAAATCATTCACACAAGATGAAATTACTGAAACACACGGTGATATGTTTTTATATAGAGATTTATACGACGGTCGACATTCAAAGTTGTTTGATAGAGCGAAAGCATTAATTGACCAAGGTGAAATTATCGACCGTATTGAATATGGAGATGTTAAGGCAAAGAATGTTCAAACGCCATACATTGTAGTGAACATATCTAAAATGATTGTAGATATACCGACACTGTTTATTACGAGGTCAATGGGTAAACTTCAAACGAACTATCCAATCAACGAGATAGAAGATGATGATGACTTTAACACAGAAGATAATCATATCGAGGGAACTCAAGATGATTCGTTAAACGGAGAACTATTTGACTTGCAGCAAGAAACGTTAGAACAAATTGAAGTGAATTCAAACTTCAATAAACATCACGGAATGAATATCAAGCAATGGCAAATAGACGGTGGCATTGTAGCAGTACCTGAAGTGATTAACGGACAAGTGAAGTTATCGTTTAAAGAACGTAATGTTTATTACGAACTAGAAGACGGTAAGACATATCAACTTCGTTACATTGTTGAACGTGGCGATGACAAGTTTGTACATGTTCATGAAGAAGTTGAAGGAGAAAATGAGTTAACAGGAAGTCATACAGTATATCATATGGATGACAACGGGGACTTACAATTAGTTGATGATGAAGAAATCATATTTGATATAACTAAACTTGAAAGAGAACAACGTGATTACGTTTTAAAAGGGCGTAAGCGAACGTTATTTGTTTACCTACCTTACAGTCCAACATTTATGAATAGATATGGTAGAAGTGTTCTGATGGGGCAAGAAGGCAAGCAAGATGAAGTAAACTGGACAATGACAAGAACGGCACAAATCTTTGAACGAAATGGTAAACCTAGAATATCTGTATCGAAAGAAGTTATGGAAAGGTTAATGCAATTATCAGAACAAAGGTATGGTGTTGAGAACAAGTTTGATCACAGAGATTTAGAAGTCACAACGATTGATGAAGATGGTCAATCATTACAAATACATCAAATAGATATTTCAAAGATTGGTGATATTACTTATGTAAAAGACATTATCAAAATGATGCTAATGGAAACTCAAACAAGCGAAAAAGCAATTGATTTCTTTTCGTCAGAAGGTGCACAAGCACAATCAGGTACTGCTAAGTTTTATGATTTATTCTTATCGATTATGAAAGCTGAACAAATGCGAGATGAATACATTGAGTTCATTCAGCAAGGTGTTGAGAATTGTATGTGGTTACTGAATCGAGATAATAGCGACATCATTATTGAAAAACCAATCATTGTTCAAAAAGATATGATGCCAGTCACTTCGAAAGAAACATCGACATTAAACAATCAAAGTTATGCAGCTGGAACGCAATCACTTGAACAAACTGTTAGAAATAATAATCCAGATAAATCAGAAGAATGGATTATGGAAGAAGTAGAAAAGATTGAAGCTGAACGAACATCGCAAGATAGTATGTCATTGTTAAGAGGAAATATGACAGGATTAAACTTCAATGACAACAAAGAAGATGAGGAAGAAACTAATCCAGTTGATGAAGAACTAAAAGAAATGGAGTAGGTGATTGAATGAAGATTGAACAAATAAAGCCTACAGTTGAGTTCTTGCAAAATGAAATACTTAAGTTAATTCAAGAAGTTGATTTATTAAGCGCTAGAGATAAACAGGTTATGTTTAGAAACATCGAAAACTTGATTGAACAATTCGGTACAGATGTTCTTGAGTTTGTTGAACCCGAACTTGCAAAGGTATACGAATCGGAATTGAACATCGCAACGAAAGAATTAAACAAGCAAGGTATACCAATATCAAACGAACTCAATTCACAAGTTCATAAGAGTGCGTTAGCCACTATCACAAGTGATACAATGTTAGATTTACAAGCAGCACTAAGGCAAGCTTACTTCACTACTGTTTCAACAATTAATCAAACATTATTAGAAGTTCAATCAGACATTTCAAGAGGTATCTTATACGGTCAAAATCGTAGGAAGATAATTCAACGAGTGTCTGATTCTTTTGTTAAAGGTGGTATGAAATCTTTTAGAACAATAGATAATAAACTACTACCTTTAGATTTCTACACTGAAACAGTTGTCAGAACGAAAATAAGTACTGCTAGAACACACGCTCATGTTAATCATTACTTAGAGACTAGCAATGACTTAGTGTATTTCACAGGCAATTTAAACACATGCAGTGAATGTGCTAAATATCAAGACAGAGTATTTTCTTTAACTGGTCAAGATTCGAGATTCCCACAATTAGATGTTCGAGACGTTATTCCTGTACATCCAAACTGTAAGTGTATGGTTAGACCCTTTGTAGTTGAATTCAAATCAGAAAGTGAAATTAATAAATACATTGCTAAAGGTAAAGACTTTAATCCAAATCTTGACCCTCGTACTAAAAAGCAAAGAGAAAGTTATGAATATGATCAACAATTAAAACGTAAAGCTAGACAAGAAATGAAAACATACAACAGTATTAAATCAATATTAGGTGATGATGCTCCTAAAACATTAGGTGCTTACCGAAGAATGAAACGTGCTAATAGTACTGGTTATGTAAAGATGAAACAGAAGTTAAGAGTTGCTAGACAAGAAATGAAAGGGTGAAGAATATGATTGAACAAACTAAAGATAAGATAATCATTGATAAGTGGGGAGAAGATGTACACTTTCTTAACGCTATAAAAACAATGATTGAGTTCTATCAAAATAATCAAGGTAATCACTTAGATACTTGTGACGTTGATGTCGTACAATCAGATGACAAAGATAGATGCTTAGATAACCGAGCAGCATACAGACAACATGAATTAAGTATTAATATGACATACAACGATATAAAACATAAGTTACAAGATAATGTATAACCAAACCGACAGTCGTGAGATTGACGGTTATTTTTATGCGTTTATCTAATCATAAGGAAGTGATCTAAACGTATCTCATAACGGTGGTATTCCGTTTGACCTGTTCGTAAGTCATTAAAAGACGATGTCGCATGTACAAGCGTTATTGTACTAATCCAATCGGTGTCGGACATCGTTATCAAAACGTAAGGAGAGAATAAATATGAATAGAGAAACACTTAAAGCTTTAGAATTATCCGATGAACAAATTGAAAAAGTAATGGCAGAAAACGGTAAGGATTTTCAAGACATCAAGTCGCAGTTGAGTGAGAAAGATACAGAAATCAAATCTTTAGAAACAGAAAAGGAAACCTTATCTAAACAGTTTACAACACTTGAAAAGAAAGCAAATGATTATGACAAGCTTGAAGAATCAAATAAAGAACTTCAAGAACAAATCAAAGAATTTAAAGTTCAAGCAGCATCTAATGAATTGGATAAGAAAATCTTAAAGGAAGTATCTAAAGATGCGTATGATCCAGACGGTGTATTTTTATTTATTGATAAAGACAAGTTTAATCGTGATGAAGAAAGTGGGGACATCACAAACTTTAATGAAGTCATGAATGAATTACGTGAGAATAAAGCCTACTTATTCAACCAAACTAAAACTTCAAATGATGAAGGTGGTTCAGACGAAGAAGGTACGCCACCACCAAACAACAATTACAAGTCTGGTGGACAAAGTGGCAATGGTAAGCAAAAGGTTGACTATTCAAAACGTGGTAGAGACTTAGCAAATGAATTATTTGGAAAACAAAAGGAGGAATAAAGAATGAGTTTAAAACCAAAGAAAGTTCAATTCGAAAATGAACAACCAGAATTTTTAAGAGATGCTAAAAATCTTGAGTGGACTGTCGGTAACATCACTTTAGATTCATCTAAATTAACAGAAGGTCAAGTTATTAAAGGTGGAACAGCAGTATTTAAAAACACTGAATCAGATTTATTTGAATTAGTTCAAGCTTCAACACCTGAAACAATGACTGCACCAGTGTTAACAGGACATGCAGTTAAAATTGATGATGTTCAAGTTAATGAACAAGTATCAGCTTTACGTAAAGCATCTGTTTATGAAGAACTATTAACAGGCGTAACAAACAATTTCAAAAAAGCTACTCAAGGACGCATTACATTCGACGTGTAATACGTCCTATTTAATTGCAAATAAAAGGAGGAAATATTAATGGTATTAATTACTGAACACGAAAATTTACAAACACCTACATTACAAGCATTTATTGAAAATGCACCAACTCAATCTTCAAGACGTTTATCAAATGCTTTTCCTACTGAACAAGTATTCGATATTAACGTAGCATATAACGTTATTGATTCAACTGGAATTAAAGCAGGTTCTATTATTGGATTTGATGCTGCTACACCATTACGTAAGAAAGGCGATATCCAACAAGTATTGGCTAAGCTTTCTAAAATTGCTCATGCCTACCACTACACAGAAGAAGAAATGTATCGCTACAAAAACTCACGTAACAGTGCTGAACAAGATGCTTTAGTTCAAAATGCTTTATTATCAATTGCTGATTTATCTGAAGGTATTGAAGATACTAAAGAGTTAATCAGAGCAAACATGGTTTACCGTGGTGTGTTTGATTATGAAGATCCAAAATCAGAAGTGAAAATTCAATTCGATTTAGATTTACCAGATGAAGCTAAAACAACAGCAGGAGATTTCTCTCGTGCAGATGTTAATCCTTTAGAAGTGTTAATGAATGAAGTTGAAAAATACAAAGAGCGTAACAATGGTCAAGCACCTGCTTATGTTGTTATGAACTCTAAAACATTAGCAAAGATTAAACGTAATCCTAATGTTGCTACTGACTTATACGGTTCAGAGGCTGGAAACAAAATTGTTCGTCAATCTGATTTAGATACTTTATTCACAGACATTGGATTACCTAAAGTTGAAATTGACGATGCTCAAACAATCATTGAAGGTATCACTGGAGATATTGTTAAGAAACATTTAGATGATGATGTAGTCGTATTACATGCTGCAAACTTAGGTAATACATTAAGTGGTCCAGCTGCTGATAACAACTTCGCAAATGGTAAGTATGTTGTTTCTGTAGTATCTCAAGACCCAGTTGGAGAGAAAACAATTGTTGGAGAAGTAGCAATGCCTGTATTAAAAAATATCAAAGGTATTTCTATCATCACTGCAAATGAGCAAGCTGAAGAAACACCAGAAGTTCCTGAAGGTTAATTTTAACTTTCTAAAATAAATAAGGAGGTTAAATCAATGGCGAAATTTAAAGTGCTTAAACAAGTTGATGGTAAGAAAGAAAATAAACGTTTCGAACCAGGTGAAGAAGTTGAACTAACTGTTAAGCGTGTGCAAGAAATTGAAACAAACATTGACAAACAAAAGAAATTCAAAGGAACTGGTCCTTATTTCGAGCGTATTGAAGAACCTAGCGAGTAGGTGATGATATATGTTGAATACTGAAAAAGTAATTGAATACATTGAGAAAATACCTTCTAATCCGTTGTTAGAAGGTATGGGAACTCAAGAATTAGAACAAAATATATTTGATTCTTATGAAGATATTCATTCCTTATATGCAAAAGTAATAATCACAGAACGAATGATAGTTAAACAAATGTTGTACAAACTCGAAGGAGAGTCCAATGGTTACGCTATGTTAAAAAGACAAGGTGTAGAAACACAAAAAATTAATGATGCTAGCGTAACGATGTCCGATAATCTACTTGATCCATATGTGCTTTTCCTAATCAACCAACAATTACAAACTAAATCAGTAGGTCATATAGGGAGATTAATATGATTATATACAGAGATAAAGTTAATGTAATTGTGCCAACGGTTGATTCGAACGGTAATCAGGTAAAAGATGACTACGGTAAACCATTAACTGAAAAAGTATTAACCAAAGCACACGTTAGGTATGGTATCCAAAATATCTATAATGCTAACGGTGAAGAATACACATCAGTTACTCAAGTTTATATTCCTATATCTGATACTGTTTCAAATATCGATTTAAACGCACGTATTGAGCATATAACGCCTAAACATACAAAAGTATTAGGGCAAGTTAAAAAGCTTGAATACGGGCAAGATATTACAGGAAAACCATATTTTATTAAAGGTTATATGTAGATGGCAGGACTCAGCTTAAAAATTGAATGGACAGGACTTCGAGAATTACAACAAGAGTTTAAAACAATGAATAAACGTTTCAATCTCATATTGCTAGATGAAATGGACAAAATCGGTTTGACTTGCGAAGAATATGCTAAAGAACTTGCACCACGTGATAGTGGAGATTTAGAGAATAGTATTCATTCAACACAAGCCACAGTTGAAAGACAGTCGTTTGTCGTCTACGTTGGTACAAATATGGAATATGCAACGTATGTTCATGAGTTAAACAACGTTAGACCAGTAGGAGATAAATATGAACGTGGTGTTAAATATCCAAATTATTATATAAGAGGACGTGGAACTGATACCCGTCAAAAACCTAATGTTAAAGGATATCAACCAGGTCGTAAATTCCTACAACACGCCGTCATTTTAACTGACCAACATTTTGAAACAGCAATGGAACGAGCGTTAGAACGTTTACTAGAAGGAGGCAGTTAGATGATTCAACGCGCTATTAAAAAAATATTACAGGATAGAATACCTGACTTAGAGTGGACAGTTGATTATCGTACTGCACAATCAGAGTTCGGTGTTGTTTATTACGAAGGTGGTTATCCACCAGATAGAAGTGATATGAAATCACACTTGATGAATTATCAGGTTGAAATAAGGAGTCAAAGCTTTGATAAAGCAGCAAATAGGGCTTTCGATACTTACAAAGCTATTCATGGAATAGAGAATAGGGTAATGGAACTCCCAATATTAGAAGACGGGCGTTTAATCAGAACAGATAAACACTTTATTCAATATATTTATGCAGAATCGCCACCAATTAGAGTGGGTGTAGAAAGGGACAATATGATCTACACAATAAATTTTTTAGCACTTATTTTGCCCTATTGCGAATAAGTGCTTTTTTAAATACCTAAATTTAAGGAGGAATTATAATGCCAGAAGAAAAAATAAGTTATGAATTTGGTATGGCAGACTTTATTTTTGATGAAGGTCTACCAACTGAAACGAGGTTTGACGGAAAAATGTGTGAAGATGGTTCGTTATTACAAGGTGATGGTGGAGAAGTTCAATTAGAGCCAGAATTGGAAGACATTAATTCACCAGACTTCGGTAATACAAACTACGACCAAGTAGTGGTTGGTTGGAACGGTACAGTAACAATTGTTGCAATGAAAGCGACATTAGATTTAATTAGTAAAACATTAAGTGGAACTATTGCTTTAACTAAGGACGGTAAAGTCGTTTCAGTTACAGATGCACCTATTGGAGCTTCACTTAGAGAAGGTGCTAGAAAATTAAGAATTCACCCAAGACAAATGGGAGACGATACTTCAGAAGATATCTTTATTCATAAGATTGCTAACTCAAGTGGTATGACAAAATCATTCGCAAATGAACAAGGAAATTATGAAATGGAATTTGCTATGTTCCCTAAAGATTGCGCAGATGCCAATAAACCGAATAACTACTTCTACATCGGACAAGATCCAGATGAATTAGGAGAAGCACCAGAAGAAGTACCAGCAGGATAAGTAGAGTGAGGGCTAACCTCACTCTTTTTTATTTGTTTTTTAATTTATATATCAAAGGAGAAATGACACATGGCACAAGTAGAAATCAAAACATATGAAGGTAATAAGTTAGTAACAGAGAACGTTGAAATCAAAGAAATGAATATTTTACAAATCAAAAGAGTGTCAAAAGAATTAAACAAATTAGTTAAAGATATTAATACAAACGATCACTTGAAGAGTGCATTAGATACATTCTTTGCTAAACGTAATGAAATTAATGAAGAAAACAGAAGACTATATGAAGAGGCAGTTGAAAAAGCTAAAGATGGCGATGATAAATTGAATGTCTTTCAATATGATGGTTCAGAAGCGTTCAAACGAGCTGGTGCTCAATTCTTTAAAGATGTATTAGGTTCATTTGAAATCTTATTAGAGAATGCACCAGATTCTTTACACAATCTAATTTCTCTTTCATCGAACATCAAGGCAGATATAATTGGTCAACAAAATATTTATACGTTCTTAGATATTATAGATGCAGTTATCGAAGTTAATGATATTCCTAAATTAATTGAACGATTAAAAAAGTCAAGAGATTCCTTCTCGACGGTACTAGCAGTGCTATTTCCGAAGAAGGAAGAAGACGACAAACTAACTCAAGCGACATCCAACTAGAAGAAGTTGTCATATACAAATTAAGTAAAGAACTTGGAGGGCGTGATGAAGTATTAAACACGCCTTTTAACGAGTTATTAGCTCACTTAATGACACATTTTCAAAATCAAGAACGTAAAGCAGAAAAAGAACAAGCAGATTACTATATGAATTTCGTTGCAATGTTAAACAGTAATCCACAATCAAAAGAAGACTTGAAAAACGTTAAAAAGTTTTTAAAGGAAATTCAACCTAAAAAGAAAACTGGAAAATCTTCAAGTCCTAGAAAGAAACATCAATGGCCAGAAAGAGTTCAAAAGAAAATAGAAGCTAAAAAACGTGCTGAACAAAATATGTAAATTAAAAAATAAATAAAAGAAGGGAGGGGTCTTATGGCAACTGTTAAGGAGTTACAAGCTAAATTTATTGCCAATCAAAGTGGAATGGAATCAGCATTTACTGCATTGACTAAAAGGTTTGAAGATATAGAAAAAGCATCAGCTCGTGCTGCATCTTCGATAGAAAAGAACATGTCCCGCGGAATGCAACGAGTTTTTAAAACAGGAGAAGGTTTTGAAAAGGTTGGATCAATTTTCACTAACATATCGAAAAAATCTGAAGAAGTAGGTAATAATCTTACTAAAAAGATAACTAAGCCAGCAATGGTTGCTGGTGGAGCTTTAGCTGGTATTTCTATCGGTAAAGGATTTGGACGCTTAGTAGAAATAGATAATGCAGAAGCTAAACTAAGTGCATTAGGTAATAGCGGTAAAAATGTAGAAGAAATAATGATAAACGCTAATAAAGCTGTTAAAGGTACATCTTTTGGTATGGGTGAAGCTGCTACAACAGCTGCTAATGCAGTTGCTGCTGGAATAAAGCCGGGTAAAGAATTGACACAGTATTTAACTAACACGGGAGATGCTGCTGCTGTTGCTGGTGTAGGGATGGACGAGATGGGTAGAATATTTAACAAAGTTCAAACATCTAACAAAGCATATAATGGTGAGTTACAAGAACTTTCGGATAGAGGATTGCCAATTTATCAATGGCTAGCCAAAGAAGCAAATGTTGCAGCGTCAGAAATTACTGATATGGCTGCAGATGGTGAAATATCCAGTAAGATGTTGCAGAGTGCTATTGAAAACAATATTGGTGGTGCTGCCAAAACAATGGGTGAGAAATCATTCACAGCATCATTAGCGAATATGTGGGCAGCAGTTGGAAGAATTGGTGCTTCTTTCTTAGATGCCGGAGGTAAAGGTGGGGGTTTCTTTAGTAAAATGAAACCTTTAATGAATGATCTAACTGATGTGTTCGATAGCATGGAAGGTTCAGCTGCTAAATGGGGTGAATCTTTAGGTATTGTTTTCGATAAAGTTATTAATGGAATCAAAGGTATTGTTTCATGGTATAACAGTTTAGATAAAAATACTCAAAAATTAATAGCAAGTATTATGAAATGGAGTACTTTAATACTTATTGGTATTGGTCCAGTTTTAACTATATTCGGTAAACTGACGGGAGTAATAGGAGCTATTTTTGGTCCGTTTGGTAAGTTCTTAAAATTCTTTGCGAAATTCAGTACTGCTGCTAAAAGTTCAGAAGGTGCAATAGTTGGTATCACAAAAGTATTTCCGAAACTAGGCGCTGCTCTAAGTTTAATATCCGGTCCTGTTGGGTGGATAACTTTAGGCGTTATTGCATTAGGAACAGCTTTTGTTGTTGCATATAAAAAATCAGAAACATTCAGAAACGTTGTTAATGCAGCACTAAATGGTGTTAAAAATACATTTATTACAATTGGCAATATTATTAAAGGCTTTTTCCAATTATTCAAAGGTAATGGTCAAGATGGTGTAATTACATTATCTAAAATATTACCTCCTAATGTAGTAGTTGGATTAACTACCTTTGCAGATACAGTTAAAAGAGTCTTTTTCCAAGTTATAAATGCAGTTAAATCATTTGGACTTCAAATCGGTCAACAACTTTCTGCTTTTTGGAAACAAAATGGTGCTGAAATAACTCAAGCCGTCAGAACTATTGGAAACATAATTTCTACTGTATTTAAATTTATATGGGGAAATGTAATTCGCCCAATTATGACACTCATTTGGAATTTAATGAAATTATTGTGGCCAGCCATAAAAGCAATAGTTGTTAGTGTCTGGAATAACATAAAAGGTGTAATCCAAGGTGCTTTAAATATCATACTAGGAACAATCAAGATTTTCAGCAGTTTGTTAAATGGAAATTGGAAAGGCGCTTGGAATGGATTAGTTCAAGTTCTAAAAGGTGTAGTACAATTAATTTGGAATTTAGTACAACTTTGGTTTGTCGGAAAAATTGTTAAAGTAGCAAAACTTGGAATGTCCTTGTTGAAAGGTGTATTTACAAAAGGCTGGAAATTCATTCACACATTCATTGCAACTACTGCTTATGCAATATGGAATTCAGTTAAGCAGAAGTTTTCAGGTCTAAATAAATCTATACAATCAATCACGACCTCTATAAAAAATTGGCTTTCTAATACATGGACTTTAATTAAAAATAGAGTCGTTGCACTTGCACAGATACTTTGGACTAATGTTCGCGCAAAATTTACTGGGTTATTTAAATCAGTAAAAAATATCTTTAATTCTATTAGAAATTTTGCAGTCAATTTATGGACTAACTTAAAGAATAAAGTAACTTCAATTGCTCAAAATTTATGGAATAACATTAAGAGTAAGTTCAACGGACTATTTTCAAGTGTAAAAGGCATATTAAATAAAACCCTTCATTTTTCAAGTAACAGTTGGAAATCAATAAAAAATAGTGCAGTAAATATGGCGAAAACCATGAAAGATAGTGTCGTTAATACATTTGGGAAAATGAAAAATGGTATAAAAGGTTTTGTTAATGGCATTAAAGACATGGTAATAGGTATGAAAAATAGTGTTGTTGAAAATTCTAAAAAACTTGCTTCCGGAATAAAAGAACACACTATCGGTGGATTGAATAAAATGATCGGCGGAGTTAATAAAGTTGGAGATAAATTAGGTTTAGGTAAAGAAATGATTAAACCTATTAAACTTTCAACTGGGACTCGAAATGGTGCTATTGCTGAAGATACTATGGCGATAGTAGGAGATAAAGGTAAAGGAAATGGACCAAAAGGATTTAGACATGAAACTATTCGATATCCAAACGGAAAAACAGTTATTACGCCAGATACAGATACATTAGCATATTTACCTAAAGGTACAGTGGTTGAAAATGGCACACAGACATATGCTAGTATGAATAACCTTCCTAGATATTCAGATGGTACAAGCTTAACAAACAAATTAGGTAAAGCATCTGGAAAGTTTTTAGGTAAGCAAGCTAATAAACACTCTAAAACTATCAAAAAAGTTAGTGATGGTGTTGAAGGTGTAAAAACTGCTGATAAAGCTGCCGGAAAAGTAGTTAAAGATAAATTCGATTCAGTAATTGGTGATGTTTTCGATTACATGGAAAACCCAGGAAAACTTGTCGACAAAGTTATGGACATGATGGGTGTGGACTTTAGTGGTATTAAAGCAGTACCTGGTCAAATGATGGGGAAAATGTATAAAAAACTTACTGGTGGAGTCAAAAAAATGTTTTCTAAATGGTTTGAAGAAACCAGTGGTGGAGATATTGATGGCTCAGGTATTTTAAGTAAGGGTGTTTCATATGGTTATAGTCCTAATAAGCCTTTGCCTGGATATCCATTATCAATAAACGGTGGGCGTCATTATGGAATTGATACACCTCATGTCTTTGATAAAATACAAGCTCCAATGAGTGGTAAAGCTACTAAACAACATGATGTTGGTGGAGGTAATATTTTACGATTAGCTGCAGGTAAAATTGCGATGTATTTCGTCCACTTAAGTAAAATATTAAAAGAAGGTATGGTTAAAAAAGGAGAAACAATAGCTGTTACTGGAAATAGTGGAGCTAATACAACTGGTCCTCATTTGCATACACAAGTTGAAGAAGGACCAACACCATTTTTAACAAATACTAATACATTAGATCCCGTAAAAGTACTGAAAGGTATGGGTGGTAATACCAAAGGTAGTAATTACAAGAGTACTATTATTCGTGCTTTAAAGCTTGCTGGACTTCCTGTTACACCAGCATATATAAATGCGTGGTCTAAACAAATTATGACTGAATCTGGTGGCAATGCCAAAGCAATGGGTGGAAATGACGGACTATCTGATGGTAATGCAATGGGTCTTGTACAAGTTAAACCAGGTACTTTTTCTGCATACAAAGGTAAAGGTATGGGCAATATTTGGAATCCTCTACACAACTTAGTAGCTGGTATGAACTATGCTAAAAACACATACGGTTCAAGACTGTTAGGAACTATTGGTCAAGGACATGGATATGCTGAAGGTGGCATAATTAATTCTCCTGAAATAGCATGGTTGGCAGAAGGCGGCTTTAGTGAATCAGTTATTAGTCATGATCCTTCAATGAAAGCTAGAAGTAAAGTGATTTGGGATAGAACAGGAGAAATGCTTGGATTTTCTGAAGAAGCAGAATTACTTCGCGGTATATATAGTGCTATCAATGAAGGTAATAATCTTCAATCTATTAATAATAGAGATACTAATAGAATTGCTAACAAGGATACAAAAGTATTCTTGGACAGCAAAGAAATTACGAAAAAGGTAAATAATAATCAAGGTAATATGGCTAGGAATGCAGGTTATAACCTAGGAATGAGTGGTGTATAAATGACGTGTAAAAATAATAAGTGGGTTAAGTTAATTATGGAAAATGAAACGGTCAATCTTTTAGAGAATGACCGTTTTGAATTTTTAGGATTTGATAAACCAGAAATAAATGGTAAAACTGAAATTACTGAAATGAATGGTGTAGATGGTGCTAAACCTTCAGTTACTACTTTTGGACCTTTTGATATAACTTTGAAATTTAGGTATACAGGGTTAGATAGTATCGACTTAGATTTGTTTTGTTTTCAATTAGAACAAAAAATACAAAGATATGAACCATATTATTTAGTATTCAGTAAAATGCCAGGTTTAAAGTATGCAGTATTACCAACTCCAAAAGTTAGCCCCTCATCATTTGCAGTTAGGTTTAGTGATATTGATATTACCTACACAGCATATAAAGGTCATTCTGAATCTATTTTGACAACAGATGATTTTAGTTTAAATAGTGATTATTGGCAATTTGGGAATGGTTTAGTTACTGATGAAAATATAAAGTATACGCATCATAAAAGAAGATTCCAAATTTATAATGGTTCTTCCTATTCCGTAACACCAGTTAATGATCATCATTTAATAATCACAATGAATATCAAAGCACCAAATGGATTTATTCTTCACAATAAGACAACTGGTGATAAGTTTAAGTATAAAAAGGCTATACGAGATAATGACACAGTTATACTCAATGGTGTATATCCTTTTAAGAATAAAAAACGATGTGGTATAGATACTAACTGGGAATATATCACGTTAGCCCCTGGATATAATGATTTTGAAGTATTAGGTGATGGCGTACTAGTTAAAGAAATCAAATTTACATTTAATTATGTATATAGGTAGGTGATGATATTTGTATAACTTAATTGTCATGGATCGTAAACGAACGATGGGAGAGATATTAATTGATTTTGATTATAGTTCATTTAAATATGAATATGAGAAGAACAACGAACGTCAAATATCATTCACTGCCTTAAAAACCTATCATAATGCTGATGTGTTTAATATGTTACAGAACGAAGCTATCTTAATATGGAAAGGTCAAGAGTACATTATTAAATCAACATCGGTTAAATCGAATAATCTCACGCTTACTAACGACATTGTTGGTAAGCATATTTTTATGGAGTTTCAAAATCACTATATCGATAAAGATATTGAAAACGAAGAAATGAATGGTGATATAACAGAAGAAGAAAAACCAAAATATACTTTGGAACAATATCTAGACTTTGGTTTTAGAAATAACCCATTGGGATTTAAATACGTGATTAAAGGCAAGTTTGATAAACGCGTTGTGATAGACGAATTAGGTAATAAAAACGGCTTAGAGTATTTAGTAGAAGGTGCTGAACTCTTTGGCTATATCTATTTCGCAGATAATAAAACAATTTATATTTATGATGAAGCGACATTTTATAAGATGTCAGATGAAGTGATCATGTATAAATATAATACTGACGAAGTACAAGCATCTGTAAGTACAACAGAAATGAAAACAATCATTGAAGGTTATGGTTTAAAGAAAACAGCAAAAGAAACGAAGAACTATAACCCGATTAAAACGCCTGCACTTAATTTTAAAGGTAACTTTATTAAAACGGGTACATGGCGTACTGAATCAGTTGGGGCATCTTTTGAAGTACAAATTGATTGTCGATGGGGCAATGAAACACTGATGTTTAACTTCAAAAAAGGAGAACTAGGTGGCGTTTGGGACTTTTATTTAGACGGAGAATTCTATGAAACAATGAGTGCATGGTCTAGACGTACAATTACTGAACCATTAGTCATTGCTAAGAACTTCTCAAAAGGACCTCATACATTTAAAGGTATATTCAGAGGTAAAGACAACAAAATTGATTATAAATCTAAAAAACCGACAGGTTATGTTGGGACAGAAAAATCAACATTATTTAATATCACGGCAGTTTTAAAAGGTAAAGATATCTATAAATTCTATAAACAAGTTAAGTCTAAAAATTATGATGTGTTTGGCCATATGAAAGCTGCTACTGTTTTTGATGACAATGTTGAAAGTCTTGACGAACTTGAAGCATTACTTAAAGAACAACTTGTTGATGAACCTGTTGTTGAAGTTTCGACTAATTACTTAGGTTATGAGCAGATACAAGAAAATCATAAAGTACATCTGAAACACAAACCTCTACAATACGACACTGATTTAAAAGTTGTGAAGTTAACAGAATCACACCCAATTATGAATGTACCTGTTGAAATAGAATTCAGTAATTCACGTAAAGATATTGTACAGATACAACAACTCATTAATCGTAATGTGCGTAATGTCAAAAGTGCGCTCAAGTACGGAAGTGGTACTTCAGCTAATGTAGGTAATGGCACTAGTTGGGTTTCAACTGGGGTGGTGACGGTTGATGAGTAGAGATGTAGAAATCAAAATGGCGCGTGATCAAAGTGGGGAACAATTCTATACAAGAGCACATGTTGATGGTTTAGATGGTTTTGAAGAATACTACCAATGGCAATTAGACCTACAAAATAGTATTTACGATTTAGCGACATCTATTAGAGATTCAGGGTGGATTGAGTATCAAGTAGGTCCCCCTAAAAATGGCTTATATGCTACAGACGGATTTAGTTGTGGTATTCGAGAAATCGTACATCAATATGGTGAACGTGGCGAAAAGAGAATCACAAGAAAAATGATACGTGTTAATATACGTAATTTTACAAACGGTGAACAGATTGCACAGTTACCTACTGGATTTATGAAATATACGCAAGTTTTTTATTCTAGATCAGGTAGTGGCAGACAACCTATCATGGTTGAAATTCGAGGGAATGGTGCTTTGAATGTCTATATCGATAGTTCGAATCAATCGGGAAGTAGCAACATTAACTGGATATACGCACAATTTGAATGGACAGAATAAAGGAGGGTTTAAATGGAACGCTATAAGGATAATTTTCCTAGACAAATTAATGATCAATTCCGTGGGAATGTGGTTGAAAATGCGAGAATGTCTCAAAAAGACAGAGAAATATTATATAACATGGTTAAAGAATACAGACAATCAAACCAATCTCGTGATATCAAGCATGGAAATTCTACGGTAGAAACAGAAATTAAGAAATTAAATAATAGAGTAAAAAATCAAATTATCGGTTCGAATGGTAATGCCACTGCTGAAGTGAAAGATATACGTGTTGATACACAAGGGCAGTTACATGAACTTGCGCAAGATAGACTTAACGAAGACTTTGGACGAATAGATGACATTGCGAGTACTGCAAAACAAACAGCTGATACGTTAGAAACACAAATGAATACGGGTGCTTATTATAATGAGGTATCTCATTTTAGAGGACGTAAATTTGATACAACGTATTATATTACGCATATTCCACACTTAGACAGTCAAGGTAATATCATTAAGTTAAAACGTGGTTTATATGGTAATAATCCTAATAAGCCTGCACATATGACACCTTCAGACTTTGCTCGTAAGACAAAGGCTACTTTTGTGAGTAATGCCAGTACTGGTAGTGGTAGTCAATTGAAAATGCACGGTCAACAATTATATGAAGGGCAAATATTAGATAGTGTTAATGGTGATGAGTACCCAGCATTAAATGATAGATGGACACTTGCGATTGGTGACGATAATACATTGACATCATTCCCACCAGATGTACAAGCTAGTGAGATAAGAAATAAAGGCTATAACAACACAGTTAGTGGATTTGGTCCTATTATTTCAGACGGCAAAATCATTGTGAAAGATGGTGACTATAGTCCTAATACGATTGTAAGTCATCCTAGACAAGTTATCGCGCAATTACCTAATAAAGATTTAATTTTCTTTAGTTGCGATGGTCGTGAGAATAATACACATACCATGGTTGAAAAAGGTATGACACTACAAGAAGTGGCTGAGACATTACTAGATCACTATGATATTCAATTTGCCTACAATATGGATGGTGGTGGAAGTACAGCATCAGTTGTACGTTCACATAAACTTAATCGTTCAATGGATGATAACAAAACAACTGAACGTAAAGTGTTAGATTTCTTATATGTTGGTAAAGAAGGCGTACAGTTACGTGACCAAGATATGCAAAATGCTTACCAAGATATCGGAGAAGTAAGGGACATGGTTCAAGAAGTTAGAGGAATGTTATATAGTCTTCGACGTATTAGTGGTAAAGAATTCGGTACTACTGGATATGATGGATATACAGGGTTGTTAGCATTTGATGAAGAAGGTAATCCGCGTAAGAAAATTTACCAAGGACCAGAAGGTTGGCGCTTTTGGGATTATGATGTATCTCGTACGATATTTAGAATTCAAGAAGATGAATTGCAATTTAATAATAGAGCGTTGGCTCGTATGTTTAGTGCGCCAGAAACAGTTACGGATATTAATTCTGTGACATATGGTGGATTTTATCATGTTCCTCGAGATGCAAAAGGTTCACCATACCTAAAGGTTTCAAGTGCAATGGTGTTACATTTAAATGTAAGTAGAGCCGATTTTGATGATGCGAGTACCGCATTCCAAATGGCTATTCCTTTCGGTAGAAGCAACAACTTTAAAATCAAAAGAAGAACATACGCTCAAGGCGCATGGTCACAATGGTTTGAATAAAAAGGAGGGATTAAATGTATAACAAAGAAGGTCGAATAAAGCTGGAAACAACAGCACATATTCAAAATAGACTAGATACAAATATACAATTTTATAATACTGATGTAGGGACTGCTGATCTAGTGTTTGATGTAACTAGAAATGGTAGTCCTTTATTAGTAAGTTCAGAAAACGCAGATGTATTTCTAATATTAAAAAATGGTAAAAATTATATCGTTGATAATGTTGAACCAATAGACCCTATGAAAGGACGAATGAAGTATACAATCCCAAATGTATTTTTAGGTTTAACAGGTAATGTAAATGGTCAATTGTTTATTGCAGTACATGGCAAAGAGGATATTGTTACAGAAGTTGAGTTTAGTTTTAAGATTGCTGATAGTTTAATTAATACAATACCAGCAGTTGATAAACTCAACGAAATACGTACCTTCCAAGAGTTTCGAGAAAGTATAATGAATACAATTAATGAAATTAATGAAGCCTTAGCAAATGGTCAAGATTATGTATCTCAAATGGAAACGGCGAAAGCTAGTGGGTTGAAAGCATTAAATGATAGATCAACTCAAGTTATACAAGAAATCGCAACATTAGTGGGTACATCTAAAAAAGATATAACAGATTTGAAAAATAACACAATGTCAGAATTAGATAATAAAGCTAATCAAATTAAAGCAAACGTTGAGAAATTAAACAAGTACGATACAAGCGATTGGCAAAAAGCAAAATTAATTCAAGATAATGGTCAATTACAAATTGTTTCATTAGCAGATGATTTAAATAAGTTACATGATTTAAAAACAGGTTTCTATTATACGACTACAACACCAATAACAGGAATAGGTGCAACAAGTACAGCAGGATTTTTAGAAGTACTTGAGAGAAATGGTGGTATCTTAAAACGTATTACATTTAGACCTTATAACTCTACTCAAATTTGGCAGAAACGTTTTTACAATACGTGGGAGGACTGGGAAAGAGTGAACCCAGAAGATTATAAACGAAAATGGCTTGGTACTATTGGTCAAGAAGGCAATACTTATACTGATGTTCTTAGTCTACCAGGTGGTAAATATGAATGTACAATCCCTTCGGATGCGTTTAGTGTTAATGCGCCACAAGACCCTAATGGTGGTTCTTATATTGCAGAAATAGATGTAACAGAGTCTGAAAATGGACGTAAACAGTTAAGATTAATTGCTAGTTCAAGAAACAATGAATATAGAGCGACTATTCATACGAATAATGTATTTAGTGGCTGGAAACGTGTACAAAATGCTGAGGAATTTGAAGCATTAAATAACGATACAGGTTGGATAGATTGGGAAATTAAAAATGATGCCACTAAACGTCAAACAGATGACCCTAACGCTATACAGTGTCAATATCGATTTAGAATGGTTAATGGTATTAAGATTGCGCATTTAAGAGTGAACGTCAACAATCTTGTGACACAAACTGCTTTTGGTTCAATCCCTTCACATATGGTACCTAAAATTCAACATTTTTATGCAAGAACACCTGTATCTCTGAATCCAGCAGTCGTATTAGTAGATGTAACAGGCGATTTGATGTTTTATGTGAATATGAGTGATCGTGATAAATGGCTACCTGGTCATTATGTTGTTGGAGAATTCAGTTGGATAATAGATGAAGTAGGAGGTATTTAATCATGACAAAAACTGTATATTTATATGATGGTACACCTAGAACGGTTATAAGTGATTGGGATTACCCAAGTGAGCCTTATACAGAAATTCCACCATATGAAGGCATATGGGAGCCGTTTTATTTTGATCCAGAATATCAAAGATGGATAGGTTCTGAACCACCTTTGAAGAACAGTGATTTAGAAAAATTAGAAGAATCTATTAATTCTCAAAATGAAAAACTTAATCTATTCATTGAACGTAGTAATAAAATAGAAGCGCATAACCATCGTCTACTTAAATATGTAGGCGATATTTTATTTCAAATTGCGAATATAAAACAAAATGTCGATATAAAAGGCAACGCAATACAATTTTCAGATGTTCAATATATGTACGACAATGGTATTTATACCAACTTCACCATTAAATTACTGGTTGATAATGGTTCACTTACTAAAAGAGAATACAAAGAAATTACTGGTGAAGACTATCCAGTAAATATAGATGAAAACGAATAAAATCACAAGGCACTTACTTCGGTAGGTGTCTTTTTATTATAGATAGCAAGACTATAAAGGAGTGAGAAAATGGAGGAAATAAGAGTGAAATTTACAGAATCAGAAGCATTTCATACATTCATCTATGCAGGAGACATCAAGCTTATGTGGTTTCTGATGATTTTAATGGGTTTAGATATTGTTACAGGATTATCTAAAGCTGTAAAGAATAAATCATTGTGGAGTCGAAAGTCTATGTTTGGTTTTGCAAGAAAGATGATGATTTTTTGCATTATCGTTTTAGCAAATATTATTGATCAGATATTAGGACTTAACGGTGGTTTATTGATGATAACAATCTTTTATTACATTGCTAACGAGGGACTAAGCATTATAGAAAATTGCGCTGAAATGGGCGTGTTAGTTCCTAAGGAAATTGCTGAAAAATTGCAAGTTATTAAAAGTGATAAAGGTTCAACAGTCAAACAAGAAATTAAAGAAGAATTTACAACTAAACACAATAAAGAAAATGATATTAAATAAGTCGGCTAAATAGTCGGCTTTTTATTATGACTTGGTTATGACAGTGCAGTTATAGCCAAGAAAAAACTAAAGGAGAGATTTATAATGAAAGATATTTATTCAAATCACATTCAAGGAAGTAAGTTAACAGGTAAAAAAGCGAGTATTGCAGGTATTGTTATTCATAATGATTATGGTTCAATGACACCTAATCAGTATTTACCATGGTTATATACCAGAGAACAAAATGGAACGCATGTTAATGGATGGGCTTCAGTTTATATAAACAAAGATGAGACACTTTGGTATCACCCAACAGATTATGTAGAATGGCATTGTGGGAATAACTGGGCTAACAGTAATCTGATCGGGTTCGAAGTTTGTCAATCACATCCAGCAGCAGGTTTAACAGATGCGCAGTTTAAATTAAATGAAGAGGCAACATTTAAAGTAGTAGCAGCAGTCATGAAGTCTTATGGCTTAGCAGTCAATCGCACGACAGTTAATCTTCACAGACAGTATTTTGGCACATCTTGTCCTCATCGTTCTTGGGATATGCATGTTGGGAAAAACGCACCAGATACATTAGCTAATCGTAATAAATTAAAAGATTACTTTATTTCTCGTATTAAACATTATTACAATGGTGGTAAAAAAACAACGTGGAAATGGTCTGGTAAAGCAACAGCTAAGAAAGGTGTATCACCAATCGCAGCTAAAAAGAAACCAGGTTTAAATGAACTAGCATTACCATCATCAAATAATATCTTAGCAGGTCAATATATCAACTTCTTCTCAGTAACTAAAAAGGACGACTACTGGTGGGCAGAGTTTGAATACCCAACTAATCCGAAAGCTGGACGATTCTACTGTGCATTAGGACCTATTACACACAAAGATGAGAAGTTAGAAAAAGAAACAAAATTATGGTTTGACTTGAAGATTACTAGTAAAAAGTAGTATATTTTATATAGCTATTGCTTGGTTACGACTGAACTGTCGTACATTACTAAGACCCTATCTAGCGGAAACTAGGTAGGGTTATTTTTTATGCTATAATTTGAGTGTGAGAGAGGTTATACATATATACGAGGTAGACTATCACTGATGGTCGCCTCTTTTTTATTTATTATATTATTTAATATAGTTGAAATGTTTTTATTTAAGAAAATTTACTTTAAATAAATCTTAAAATATGTCAAGATAAATGGTAACATTATTTTAGGGTTACCTAAAATAATGTTGATAAATTAATAGAAAATAGTTAAAATGTTAATTATGAAACGAAAGGTGAGAGTTATGTGGAGAGAGAGAAAAAATGGAGATAAGGGAATCTTGTATACGTATTTCATACTCTCAATTATAGGAATTATTATGATTTATAGTGCAAGTATGGTTTCTGCTTACAATGGTGCATTAACTAATGGTATAAGTATTAGTGATAAACACTTTGCTATAAGACAAAGCTTTTATTTTATTTTAGGAAGTTCTATCGTATTAATAATGAGTAACACTTTTAATATAAATATATTTAAAAAGAAAAATATCCAGCAGTTAATCTTAATAGGGGTATTATTATTGCTAATAGTCACATTGTTATTTGGAAGTGAAATAAATGGTTCTAAAAATTGGTTGAATTTAGGTATATTTAGTATTCAATCATCAGAGTTATTAAAAATATCTTCTATTCTTTATTTATCATATATTTTAGATCGCAGGTTAAAAAATGAAAGCAGCTATAACTTAAAATCTCTAATCCCGCCTTTATTATTGTTAGGTGTAGGTATACTTTTAATATTAGTTCAAGGTGATTTAGGAGGAGCACTTTTAAATGCTGGAATAATAGCATTTATGTTGCTTTATTCTGATATAAAAAATAGGATTAAACTACAAATTCTAGCTATTACAGCTACTCCTCTATTTATATATATATTCTACACACTAATTTTTGATTCGAATAATATTTATAGATTAAAAAGAATTAAAGTTTTAACAGACCCTTTCAAATATGAAAATGGAGATGGATATCAGTTGTCGAACTCTCTATTAGCTATTGGAAATGGGGGAATCTTTGGTAAAGGCTTAGGTAATGGCATTATGAAATTAGGGTATTTACCAGAACCACATACAGATTTTATATTTGCAGTTATTGCTGAGGAACTAGGTCTGATAGGTGTCTTAATCATTATTTTTATGTATACTTTTTTAACTTTTAAAGCAATTATATATGCCAATAAAACAAATAATAATTTTTACAAAATGATATGCATAGGTATTTCAAGTTATATTATTCTTCAAGTTTTTATTAACTTAGCAGGTATATCTGGTCTGATTCCATTAACTGGTGTCACTTTGCCATTACTTAGTTACGGTGGATCATCATTTTTAAGTATTAGTTTCGCTATAGGTATTTTACTGGCTTGTAGTAAAAATATAAATAATGAAAGAAATAATAGTTTTACATAATTGAGATGATTTTTATTGATTATATTGAATACATATATAGGTTTAAAGTTCATATTAATAACATTACTACTTACCCTGTCACTTTGTGTGATGGGTTATTTTTTATGAAAATTTAAAAATAAATCTTTAATTTTAGTTGACGTTCGTGAACGCTTGTGTTATTATTAATATATAAGGAGGTGGCAAACAGTGAGTAAAACAAAAAAGCTCAAATGTGTAAGAATCACAATCAAGATAAACTTCTACTTTATCAAGATTGACTTCACATTCGAGCAATAACTTAACAGGAGAGCTTGCTCTCCTTCTCATTACTTATAATACAATAATACTCACTGTAAAACAATGAAAATGCAAATCAATGTACGTAAGACAACAAAAGAAGAAAAGAAAGAATTTTTAATTGGTGCAGGTATCTTACTTTTAGTAATATTAGTTATTAAGTGGGTGATTTGATGAATGAAATAGATAAGGTATATGACACGATCAGACTATTGTTAGCATCAGATATTACTGCGTATCAAATTGAAAAGGGAACCGGATTAAGTAGATCAAAGATTGGTAGGCTAAAAAATGGGGAAAATTCTATAGACAATTTAAGCCTGTCAAGTGCAAAGTTATTATATGAATACGCAAAAGCCCATCTAAATGAATAGCATTTTGTTTATTAAATACTAGGATTAATAATTTACAATATATTCATAATATGATTTAATTAATATACAAACTTAATTATCTTAATTAAGTTTGATATGCAGCCTCGCTCTATTGAGTGAGGTTTTTTTATAAAAATTTTTAATTGAAGTATAAATAGATTGAAGGGGTGATTTT